TTCTACCACAGTACAGTCTTAAATCGCTTGCGAAGCCTGCGAAGTGTATCACGAAGTATTTTAAATAGGAATTAGTTTTAATAATAAACAAGGAAAGAAAGATGAAAAGATTTTTAAGTGTGATGGTGTTATTGCTTGTTGTGGTAACTGCCATGTTGGGAGCGGTGTTTATGCCGCATGTTTTGGGAACATTGGCAGTTGGTCCGGTGGTGCTTCCTACGCAGCAAATCGTGTTTATACGTAGTTTGCAGGAAGAGTATTATAAAATAGATTCCTGGCTGAATGAAGCCCAGGATTTAAGTTCATTCGCTGTTGATGGCCAAACATTGGTATTTCCTGAAGCCGGTGCGTTTCCAACGGTGTACAAGAATAAAACGGATGATGTGGATAGTGTAGAACCAACTGAAACGACTCATGAAGTTGCATTGGACTATTACGACTCACAGAACTATAAGATTCGTAATATCAATTTGCATGCATTACCATTTGATAAGATGGCGTATTACACCATTAAATCAGCTAATGCCATTCGGTTGAAAGAAGTTAATGATGCTGCTTATGCTTATGCTCCAACAACAAACGGTGGTAAAAGGATAATCATACCGACAACCGGTGATGCCAGGAATGGATTGAAAATGATGACGCTTGATGATGTTGTTACCCTGGCACGTGCCTGCGATAATTTATTGTTCCCGGAAGATGGCCGTAACCTGGTGTTACCATCTGACATGTGGTGGGATTTGGTGGTCAACAATCAGATTTTAAAAGCCCAGTTGGGATATCAGAATCAAAATGGTGTGATCAATCCAACGGTTGTGAACTATTACGGATTCAAGATTCATAAAGCTTCAAACAACAGCATGGTTGGATATGATGTGACAGCTGGTGCCAAAGCTGCACAGGGTGCATTGATTACAGGTGATGTAGTTCCTGCAGGTTTTATATTCTGCTCAACTGAAGTATTCAGAGCCAGTGGTAGTTTCGATATGTATTTATTGAATAAAGCACAAAACCCGAATGGACGTGCCGATGAGTTTGGTTTTTCTCACAGATTCAAAGCAGACTTCACCAAAGATTCGCAGAAATATTCGGCTATGATTTATCAGGCCAAATCAGTATAAGGGTTAGTTTTTCATAGGTTGGAAAACCACTTCAACTCATTGCCGGGTTGAAGTGGTTTATTTCAAAACTAAAATCCGGATGAAACGAAAAGATATATACAAAGCCTTGCGGGACTTGGCTAAAACCAAACTGGAGTATCTGAAATTTGTGGATTTGCAAAAAGGACAAATGCAAGCTCAGAAACAAAATTATCCTGTCCCGCTTCCGGCTTTGTTTATTGAACTCGGTGATTTCCGCTTTAGTAACATGGGAGAAAGTGCCCAGATTGGGGATGGCATTGTCAGTGCTTACTTGTATGTTGATTCGGGTTCGGACACGTTCAAGGGCTCGGAACGTGAAGATGAAAGCCTGGCAATACTTGATAAGTTTGATGATATCTACCAAACCTTTGAGGGTTTCAAGATTGACAGCGTAACACCACTTAACCGGGCTACCGAATACAAGCCTCAATATGGTGAAAAATTCATTTTGTTCAGGGTTGATTTTACAACATCGGTAGATGATCAGAAAGTGATTGACAGAAAAACGGTAGCTAAACCGGATTTAGAAATAAATCCAACATTCAAATTTAAGTGATATGGCAAACTTCAGATCAGCAATTTTGAAAGTCTTATTAACCGAAGGTGGTTATGTAAACGATAAAGATGATGCCGGTGGTGAAACCTACAAAGGGATTGCCCGTAAATTTTGGCCTCAATGGTCAGGTTGGGTTATTATTGATCTTGCAAAAAAACAAGCAGGATATGAAAGTGCATTGAACCGGAATATGCAACTTAATGATGCTGTAATTGCTTTTTACAAGTTGAATTTTTGGGACAAAGTAGGCGGTGATTTTATCGATGATCAGGAAATAGGAAATAACCTGGTTGATAGTGCCGTAAATGAGGGTATAAAATCTGCAGTAAAACGTGCTCAATCAATCGTTGGATTATCACAAACAGGTGTAGTTACCCCCGAACTGGTATCAAAATTAAACTCAATGATATGAGAAAATTACTGTTTATATTGCTTCTTATCCCGGGATTCTGTTTGTCACAGACTGCTATTAAAAAAGATATCGTTGTTGCATTAAACGATAAAATTGTAATGTTGAATGATTCTATTACAAAATTGAATCAACGTCCGGTAATGACAAAACAGCAGTTTATTCAGTTGTACAAATATGACCGGTTACTTAAATACTATAAGATTTGTAAACGCAAACCAACGCAGTGGAAATTCTACAAGGGTTGGAGCATAAGAGTTTTTGAACAATGAAAAACTATTTTATCAAGTTTCTGGCAGCATACGAATACGGTTCTTTTAAAGAATTTAGTTTCTCAATTTTTCCTAGCTATAAATATGAATTGCAAGGGATGATGATGTTTATATCTTTAATTAGTGCAACGGTAAACTACTTTTTTGGAATTCAGCCGGCTTTGGCATTTGCAATGTTAGTTGCAGTCATAATTGAAGTATATACTGGAATCAAAGCATCCCGGAAACAAGGCAGAAAATTCGAGTCATTCAGGTTCTCCAGGTGCGTTATAAAAGTCGGTATATGGCTGCTTATTTTGTTTATAGTCCATGCTTTTGAAAAAGAATATGAAACGCGGACAAACCTTATACAAATAGCAGCATACACATTCTTTAATTTTGTTTATGTAGTTTCACTTACCGGATTCCTGGTTGAGTATCTAACCTCTATTCTTGAGAATGTTGCTGTGATACAAAATAAACCTAAGACACAAATCATTGAAGCAATTCAAGGTGGATGGAGTCGATTAATTGATTCAATAAAAGAAAATAAAAATGAAAAATAAATTATTTTTTATAGTCCTAATTGGAATGGTTATATTTGGATGTAAATCAACAAAGCAAACAATCACATCCGGATTAAAATCGAAAATTGAAGCGAACCTGCAAGTAAATCAGTCCGATAATTTCAATATAGATGTCAATAAATCTATATCTGATCAAACTTCATTAATAGCTAAAAAGTCAACTGCTGATAAAGGAACTACAAACGAAACCGTGGAAGAAACCAATACCACTACAAAATTATCCGCCCCGGATAGTACAGGCAAACAATACCCTACAGAAATAAACACCACGAATCGAAAAATTACCCGTGGTGAGAATAAAAATTTAATTACTGATTTAAGTAATAAAAGCGATGTAACCAATAAAACGGATATTCAGGATAAATCGAAACTGAAAACAAATACATCACTTAAAGATAAAGTTAAAGCACAAACTGACATAAAATCAAGTGATAAAAAAACTGAAGAGATTAAAACACCTGGTTGGGTTTACGTCGCGATTATAGTTTTGTCGGTAGCTTTTTTACTCATTGTTTATCTGATTTTAAAACGATTTAATTTAATTAAATAATATGGCCAAACAAACTTCTAATGTTGATGAATCTGCAAGTGCAGTCACAACCCCAATCGAAGAAACTCCGGTAGTTGAGACTCCGATCGTTGAAACACCGGTTATCGAGACTACAGTTGTTGAGACACCGGTTATTGAAATTCCAGTTGTTGAGACTCCGATCGTTGAAATCCCAGTTGTCGAGACTCCGATCGTTGAAACACAGGTTATCAAAACACCGGTTATTGAAACACCAATTGTTGAACCTGAATTTACTGCTGAAGCTGAAACTATCATGAACCAGCAAGGTGTAAAAGAAATTTGGCGTTGTCCGGTGCATGGATATTGGTTTACTAAAAAAGAGTACTCCGATGAAAATGCGAAGATCGTCAATAAAAGTGCTGAATATTATAAACTGTAAACCATGTCAGGATTATCAAATGTAGTTATAACCCTTGTCCGTAATGGACTTGGGTTGGTCGCTGAGACAAGCGACAATGTGTGCGGGCTTATTTTGCCCGGTGTAGCAGTTGCCGGCAAGTTGGTTCTTACAACGCCTTATGCCATTTACAGTATCGACGGTGCAAAAGCCCTGGGTATTGACGTGGATGGTGTAAATGCAGCTGCATTTCGGCATATCGCTGAATTTTATACCATAGCCGGTTCAGGAAAAAAACTTTGGATTATGGTGGTTGCTTCCACCAATAAGCTTTCTGCACTGGTTGATTCAACTCTTACCCCTTGTCCGGCTAAAGTTCTACTGAACGAAGCAGAAGGGGAAATTGTGGTGTTGGGAATTTGTGCCGGGACTGATGGAACTGCTGTGGTTGATGGCCTGGATGGTGAAGTATATA